ACCCAGCAGGACGTCGCGGCGCTGGGAGAGCTGTCCGCCGCGGCGCTGGACCGGGTGTTCGAGGTCGCGTCGAGGCTGTCGGGCCTGAACCCGGCCAGCGTGGAGGAGATGGCAAAAAACTCCGCGGCCGCCCCGTAAGGCGGTTCCTGTTCGACCTCGCCCGGCATGTTTTCCACTGCCCGGTGGGGGAGATGCTCGACCGGATCTCCAGCGCCGAGCTGACCGAGTGGATGGCGTACTTCCGGATCGAGGAAGAAGACCGGGAAAGCGAGCAGAAGGGACGGCGGTGAGTATGTCTGGGCTGCGCGATGCGGCGGCGGAGCTGGAGGCGCTCGCGTTCCGGCTGCGCCGCGCCGGGAACGACGAGCTCGTCCGGGAGATCACCAAGGCGATGCGGGACGCGGTGGTCCCGGTGAAGGACGAGATCCGCGCCGATCTCAAACCGAAGCTGCCGGACCGGTACGCGGCCGAGCTGGACGCGGACCTGCGGCTGGGCGTCAACGTCCGCACGGCCGGCAGCGACCCCGGCGTATCCATCACCGGGACGACGCTCCTTGGCGTAGGCCGGGGCGGTGTCCGTGAAGGCGGGAAGGCCCGCAAGCTGCGCGACCTCGACGCGGGACGGCTCACCCACCCCGTCTACGGCAACCGGGAGGTCTGGCGCACACAGAAGCTGCCGTCGGTGCAGCCGGGGTGGTTCACCGGCCCGGCGGAGGCGGCCGGCCCCCGGGTGCTCGCCGGGATCGAGAAGGCGCTGGGCGACGTCGCTAACCGCGCGGCCGGGTGATCCTCCGCCGCCAGGCGCCAATGCGCAGTGAGACGGCGAACGCGACCGCGAGGGCGGCGAGCAGCCCCCAGAAGTCAATGACCAGCAGCGTGTGCATGCCCTTGATGATGCGGGCCTGACGCCGGAAAAGCAAGCCGCAGGGAGGCGGGTGACCCGTTGGCTGGACAGTCGATCACCTTCGACTTCCTGAGCAGGGGCGCCGCGTCCCTGTCCCGCGATTTCCGCAGCATCGGCGATGACAGCGCGCTGTCATCGCGGGGCGTGAAAGTCCTGCAAGACGTGATCGAAAAACTGGGCGCCAAGGAGAACCGCACTGCCGCGGAGTCGAAGATCCTGGCCAGCGCCCTCCGGCAGACCGGGGACGCGTCCGCCACGGCCGCGGCGAAGGCGGTCATCGCGGACGCCGCGATCCGCCGCCTCGGCGACTCGATGGCCGACTCCGAGAAGAAAACCGGCGGGCTGGGCAAGGCACTGGGCAACCTGAAGCTGAACCCGGGGCTGGCGGGCCCGGCGCTGGCGCTGGCCCCGGGCCTCGGCACGCTGACCGGGGTCGTGGCGGGTGCCGGGGCGGGCCTGGCGGGGGCGTTCGTCGCCGGGGGCGCCGCGCTGGCCGCGTTCGGGGCCGTCGCCAAGCCGGTGCTGACCGGCGCGAAGACAGCGGCGACAGCCGTGGAGACGGCGCAGAACGCGCATGCCGCCGCGGTCGCGAAGGTTACCGGCCAGTACCAGTACGCGATGTCGGTCGCCAAGACGCAGGCGCAGCGGCAGGCCGCGTACGCGGCGGAGCAGAAGGGGTTCTCTGCCGCCCAGCTCGCGCAGACCGCCGCCGTCAGCAAGGCGTACGCGAACCTGTCACCCGCGCAGATCGCCCTGTCTAAGCAGCTCGGGGACATGGCGTCCGCGTGGGATAAGGTGAAGACCGCGCAGACCCCCGTCGTGGCGGGGGCGCTGCAGCCGTGGCTCAGATCCGTCACCGACCTGACGAAGCAGCTGGCCCCGGTCATCGCCGCGGTCGCCCCGGTCATCCAGGGCCTCGGCAAGCAGTTCGACGCCCTCATCAACTCGGCCGCGTTCAAGGGGTTCCGCGTCTTCATCGCCGGCACCGGCACGGCGGCGGTCTCCGCGACGGGCAGCACGATCATCGACCTGGTCAAGTCATTCATCATCCTGCTGCCGAAATTCGACCCGCTGATCCGCGAGGCGGTCGGCTGGATCTCCCGTCTCGGCCCGGCCGTGCTGGCGTGGTCCTCCAGCAAGAAGGCCTCCGACGACATCCAGGCGTTCATCCGGTTCTTCAGCGCTAACGGGCAGGTCGTGGGTGATCTGCTGAAGAACATCGGCCTGGCGCTGAAGGCCCTGGCCCCGGGCCTGACCGCCGGCGGCGCGGTCGAGCTGAAGGTCATCTCCGACTTCCTCGGCCTGGTCGCGAAACTGCCCCCGGCGTTCGCGAAGCCCCTGACCGAGGTAGCCGGGGCGCTGCTGATCCTGAGCAAGCTCGGCGTGCTGAAGGTCGGCGTCCAGATCGTGGGAGCCGCGGCGAAGTGGCTGACCGGCGGCCTGGTGAACCTCGGCGGCGGGGCCGCGGCCGGCGCCGAGATCCGGGCTGCGATGGTCAGCGGCGGGGCCGCGGCCGGCGCCGAGATCCGGGCAGCCATGACGGGCGGAGGAGCCGCTGGCGGCGCGGCCGGGGCCGCGAAGGCAGCCGTCCCCGGCGCGGCACTGGGCGGCCTGTCCCTGGGGACGTTCGCGGGACTGGCCGCAGGCGGCGCCGCCATCGGCGCCGGTTTCATCCTGGCCGTCCGCAAGGCGATCGAATCCGGGTGGAAAGGAATCCTGGGCATCCTGCCGCAGCTATTCGGCGGGGCCGGCGGGATCCTGAACCTGTCCGCGACCGGCTGGACGAACGCCATCCTGGACAAGTTCGACAAGCCGATCCGGCGCATGTGGGACCTTCTGGGTCACTGGCTGGCCTCGAAGTTTGACGAGATCCGCCACACGCTCGCGCCGACCTGGAACGCGACCTGGAACGACAGCATCGGGACGGTCATCCGGTTCGGTCACAATGTCGAGACCCAGTTCAACAGCATCCGCCACCAGATCGCCGTCACCTTCGACGGGATCCGCCACGACATCGCCACCGCGTGGGACACGATCTGGAACAACACGGTCGGCCGGGTCATCCGCGGCGTCGGCGACACCATGCGGTGGGTCGGGACGCTGCCCGGCCGGATCACGGGCGTGTTCCGGGGTGCCGGGGACTGGCTGACCGGGGCGGGCAAGGATGTCCTGCAGGGGCTGTGGAACGGGCTCACCTCCATCTGGACCAAGGTCATGACCTGGATCGGCGGCATCGCGGGCTGGATCAAGGCGCACAAGGGGCCGGTCAGCCTGGACGCCTCCCTGCTGTACCCGGCCGGGTCGGCGCTGATGTCGGGATTCCTGGGCGGCCTCAAGGCCGGGTTCGGGCCGGTCGGATCGTTCGTCGGCGGCATCGCCTCCTGGGTGCTCGGGAAGATCGCCGGCGCCGGCGGGAAGCTGACCGGCGGGCTGCCCGTCCTGGATCCCTCCCAGTTCTCTGCCTCCGCGCTGGCCGGCGCGGTCGGCGGGGGGGTGCAGCGGTGGCGCGGCACGGTTCAGCAGGCGCTGAGGCTGGCCGGGGCGAATGCCGCGCAGCTCACAGATCCCGTGCTCTACCAGATGCAGACCGAGAGCGGCGGCAACCCGACCATCGTGAATCGTACCGATTCCAACTGGCTGGCCGGCCATCCGTCCGTCGGGCTGATGCAGGTAATCGCGGGCACGTTCGCCTCGTACGCGGGCCAGTTCCGGAATACCGGCCCGTTCGAGTACGGGGTGTCGGTGAATCCGCTGGCCAACATTTACGCGGCGATCAAGTACGCGCAGGCGAACTACGGCCCCGGACTGCGGAACGCCTACGGCGGCATCGGCACCGGCCACGGCTACGCCTACGGCACGTCCTCGGCGGCGCCGGGGTGGGCGTGGGTCGGTGAGCGGGGCGTCCCCGAGCTGATCCATTTCCGCGGCGGCGAGCAGGTCGGCCCGGTGTACGCCGGGGCCAGGGGCGGCCACGGCGGCGGGAACACGTACAGCATCACGGTGAACGTGCCGCCCACCGCCAGCAAAGCTGACACCGGCCGGGCCGTCGTGGAATGCATCCGCGAATACGAGCGGGGCAGCGGGACCGGGTGGCGCCGGTGACAGCCGGGTGGCCGGGCATCATCGTCGAGGCCGGGTTCACCCCGGCCGGCCCCGGCACGGGCGTCACGGACCTGATCCTCGGCGACGCCGCGAACGGGCTCCTCGGCACCGGCACCCTCGGCACCAGCACCGTGTGGACCGCGCTGAACGGGTACATCGGCGACACCCCGATCGTCCAGGCTGTCACGATCACCCGCAGCTCAACCCGGCAGCAGGGCCCGCTGACCACGTACGAGGCGGGCACGGCCACCATCGTCCTCGCCAATTCCGATGGCCGGTTCTCCCCGGAAAACCTCGCCGGCCCGTACGTGGTCAGCGGGCAGACCCAGGTCCGGCCGATGATCCCCATCCGGGTCCGCGCCACCTGGGGATCGCTCGCCTACAGCCTGTTCACCGGGTACGTCAGGTCGTGGGCACCGCCGACCGCGCAGCTCGGCCCGGACTACGACTACACCGTCGTCCAGGCCACCGACGCGTTCTGCGTCCTGGCAGGCGTCACCATCCCCGCGGCCGCCCTGTCCGGGGTCGGGGAACTGTCCGGCGCCCGGGTCGCCCGGATCCTCGCAGCGGCCGGATGGTACGCGACCGCGCAGGGCCTGTCCGACATCGACCCGGGCCAGTCCGCGGTGCAGGGCACCACGTTCGGCGCCACCGCCCTGTCGCTGCTGCAGCTCACCGCGGACTCCGAGGTCGCCGACCTGTACATCGACGGGTCCGGGCGGGTCACCTTCCGTGACCGGCACGCCCCGCTCACCGACGCCAGGAGCACCGCCGTGCAGGCCGTGTTCGGCGACCGGCCCGGCGCGCTGTGGCAGGTCCAGTGGACGGGCGACGGGGTCACCGCCACCCCCGGCGCCCAGTCGCAGCAGGTCAGCGGCGTCGTCACCCCCGGGGGCACCTACCAGGCCTCCGCGCTGTTCTACAGCCCGCAGGGCTGGTCGAACGGGCAGCTGAACATCTTGTGGTTCACCTCCGGCGGCGGGTTCATCTCCACCGGCGCCGGGCCGCAGGTGCCGATCCCCGCCGGGGCCGTGACCCTGGTGACGACGGGGACGCTGACCGCCCCGGCGCTCGCCGCCAGATACACCATCGTCCCGCAGATGACCGGAACCCCCGCGTCGTCGGTCGTGATGAACGCCGCGTGGAACCATGGCGCCGCCGCCAGCGAGCTGAGCAGCAACCCGGGGCCCTGGACGTGGAGCGGGAACAACAACGCGACAGTGACGAACCTGGGCACCGCCCCGGCCGCCTGGTACCCCGCCGAGCTGCCCTACGCGGAGATCACCCGCCCCGACGACGACACGACGATGGCCAACGACATCCAGGCCACCATCAACGGGTCGGCGAACATGCAGCAGGCCAAGGATGCCGCGTCGATCGCCAGGTTCCTGTTCCCCCGCTCCTACGAGCGCAGCGACCTGATCCTGGCCTCCGACACGGACGCGCTGGGCTGGGCCCAGTACGTGCTGGCCATCTCCAGGAACGACGAATCCCGGTTCGACGCGCTGACCCTGCAAGCCGACGCCGACCCGGACGACCTGTTCCCCCAGGTCCTCGGCCGGGAGCTCGGCGACCGGATCCAGGTATGGCGGCACCCGCCCGGCACGGCCCCCATCAGCAAGGACTGCTTCATCCGGTCGATCACCCACACGATCACGGTTGACGGATGGGTGACCGAATGGGGCCTGCAGAACGCCGCCCGGTACTCGTTCATGGTCCTGGGCGACCCCATCCTCGGGCAGCTCGGCGCAAACGCATTGGCCTTTTTAGGGCTTCCACTCCTGCCGGTACTCCGGGTAATCGATGTAGATGGCGGCGAGGATCTTCAGGACGGTCTGCATCGCGATCAGCGCGGCGGCGTTCCCCTGATTCGGGTACATGCTGGCCGACTGAGCGATCCGGCCGGCCTCGGCCAGGATCGCCCGCTTGGCCGCGATCTCGCGGCGCATCCGAGCCGTCACCACCGGGCGCTCATCCTGCTCCAGCCGGGCGCTCACGAACGCGATCAGGTCATCCACCCGTCCACCGTACTTCCCGGCGTCGCGTGGCACGTTAACCCGGCTCAGTGACCGCCTCCTGGCGGCGGCCGGGATAATCGGGATGATCGCTCCAGATGGCGGCGTCGGCGGCCAGCACGTCTTCCAGCGCCTCGCGCTTGGCGAACTCGAACTCGGTCTCGTCGACGTGGGTGAAGTTCACCGCGAACGCTTCCCACATGCGGATGTGCGCCCGGATGGCCTCGACCTCGCGGAGCACGCGGGCCGGGTCATTGAGGGCGATATGCGCCGCTTCCTCCAGGCTCGGGGTTCCCTCGTCGTAGATGAGGGGCTCCCCGGTGGCGTCCGTGACGATCCAGCTATCCGACTCATCGGTGGCGGCCTTCCAGGGCGATGGTGCCTGCGCCGCCTTCGCCACCGCCTCGTCCTCGTCCAGCCGGGCCTTCAGGAACGCGGCCAGGTCATCCATGCCGCCATCGTCTCACCACAGCCAGCTAGGAGGACCGGATGGCCCCCCCGACATACTCCAACGGCCAGATACTCAACGCCTCCGACTGCAACTCCTGGTTCACCCCACTGGCCGCGTACAAGACGGCGGACCTGGCGCGGACCAGCACCACCCAGTCCGCCGACCCCGACCTCACCATCGCCGTCGCCGCGAACGGCATCTACTGGGTCGAGGCCTTCCTGGGCTACAAGTCGTCCGCGACGGGTGACATCTTCCAGTGGGGATGGTCGTTCCCGGGCGGCGGCGGCGGCCTGTACCACGCCCTGTACACCGGCGGCGGCGGCCTGTTCGTCTCCGAAACCGAGCTGTGGTCCGACACCGGCCACAGCGCCGGGTCCGCCGTGGCCAACACCGTCTACCCGGTCACCTTCCGCGGGAAGTTCGCCAACAGCAGCACCGCCGGGAACCTGTCATTCCTGTGGGCGGCGAAAACTTCGGGCACCACGACGCTGACCAACCACTCGGTCCTGACGGCCCGCAGGATCGGCTGATGACCACGGAACTTGACCTGGGGGACGGCCACACCCTCAGCTTCGCGGACTGGAACCCGGACCTAGACCTGAACCCGCAGTACCGTGACATCGCGGATCAGCTGCCCGCCCGGGTGACCGGCATCGTCAGGCATAAGCTCCCCGGAGTCAATCCCGGCACGCAGGGCGGCTACTGCGAAGGCTCGATCACCTTCGACACTGCCATCGCCCGCGCGCACTTCAGCGGCCCGTACTGGACGGTTGAGTCGTGGGACCCGCTGACCCTCTCGCCGTCGCTGCTGTGCCACTGCGGTGACCACGGGTTCATCAAGCAGGGAAGGTGGGTGCCTGCCTGATGACGTCGCTGGCTGACCTGACCGCCGGGCAGGCGTTCATGTTCGTCGCCCAGGTCACCGGCATCGACGCGGCGGGCGTGCACCTGTCCCTGTTCGGGCCGGCCAGCGCGGCGGGCGGCACCGCCCTGATGGACCCCGCCGGGGTGCTGACCGGGCAGCTGACCAGCCCGGCCACGCAGATCCCGGTGACGGTGGTGACCCAGTTCGCGCAGGTCTCCGCAGGCGACGTGCTGTCCAATGACGTCACCGGGGAGACCGTCGTGGCCAGGAAGGTCACCGTGACGCCGGACGGGTCCTGCCAGTGGAGCTCGAGCCCGTCGGCCGGGGTGGTGTACCGGACAGCCGGGTGGACCATCATCGGGCATGTCAGCCTGTGACGTGCCCGGGGGAAGGCGGACGTGACGGCCGTGCTCAGCAGGAAGCTCCGCAGCATCATCCTGGTCACCGTCCTGGCCGTCGTGGTCGTGAACATCGCCGTGGCCGTCGCCAGCGGCAAGCCGGTCCCGCCGGAGCTGTACGGCATACTGGGCACCATCGGCGGTTACATCCTCCTGCAGTCCGGGAACCAGCCGCCGCCGGGAAGTGATGATCCCCCGTGAACGCTCTCGTCTACATCACCTCATCAGCCGGGTGGTTCTTCGCCGGGGGCGGGACCGGCTGGGTCCTTAACGACGTGGTGCGCCGGACGCGCCGCCGCGTCGCCGTCATCGAGGAGAACCATGACGAGCCCGCCGGGCGCTGA